TTGCTCGAACTGGGCGATGTCCGCAAGGATACCCTGCTGCTCAATCGCACGCTGCTCGGTGCCACCAGCACGCTGCGCTCCCAGTACATCGAGGCCGTAACGCTGCGCTTGCCCCGCCGCTGCCATTTCCCGAGCCTGCTCGGTGTTGAACTGATCCTGCGCTTGCTGAAACGCTTGGTTATACCCAGCGCCGGTAATGCCCGACATACGGTCCAACAACCCGCGTTGAAGTTCGGCTTCTGCTACACCCTGACGTGACCCGCCATAAGCACCGGCTTTGCCGTACTGGCTCTGCAACTGTTGCTGTTGAATCTCACTTTGTCTACGTGCAGCGGCGTATTGGGGGTCTAAGACCGACTGCAGGTACGGGGTCATGTACTGCTGTACGACGTTGTTTGACGCAGGTGTGTAGGCTCCCGGCTGTCCCGCAGCTGTTTGAGCCGCAGTGGGTGGAGCGTACGCCGCGCCAGTAAAAGACATTGGGTTGTACGTCGTGCCGGTCGGGGTTTGCAGCGCACCCAGCCCTGTAAAAGCTGTATCCTGCAGATTAGAAGAACCTGCAGTAAGCGGGCCGCCGTAGGCGGTGTACGGCATGTTGGATAACGCCGCGCCCCTGCCCAGCATCTGGGTTACGTACGGCCCCGCATAACTGGAAAGGGAGGACTCTTCTGCTGTGGCCATGCTCTCTACCTCACGTGGGGAGATACTTATTCGGGTTAATGTTACGCCCTTGCTCTTTACGCCCTGTGCGGGCTTGGCGTATACGGTCCATCATAGCGTAGAGCTGTTTCGCGCCAGCATCGGAATTGCCGTTACCAAGGTGGCTAACAACATCTGCGGGGATTACAAACTCACCGTCGCTAAGCGCAGCGGGTTCTGTATTCTCAATAGTAGCAGGAATCTCATCCGCCATGCCATCTGTTGCACCGCCCAAGTAGTAGCCGCGTGATTGTGGCAGTGAAGCAAGGCCGCCTTGAGCAAACGTGCGCGTTCCGCCAAGCTGTTGGTAACGGGCAAGCACTTCCTCCGGAGCATACCCCCTGTCAGCGTAGTATTTTGCCACTTCCTGCGGCGTAGTCTGCCCGCGGTTAAGTAGCTCAAAAACTAAAGACTCTTCGGTCGCTTTGTAGCCGGGATACAACTTGTTAATCTCAGTCGCGGCATCAAGGGGGGTAGACTTACCCTGCCGAATTTGGTCAGCAACGGTGGTAGCATATCGACTTTCTGCGCCCTGCGTTCCGCTTATCAGTCGGTTCACGCCTGTAACGCCAGCCAACTCTTTTATTTTAAGGTCTGTGGCTAATTTACCAACATCGTACCCACTGCTTCTTAAAGTTAGAAGATCGTTGTCGGTAAGGGTTTTACCACCTAAGTACGGCTTAATAAAGGCATTGTAGGGGGCCGCTGCCGCTGCCGCATCCGCGTCGGCTTTTGTTTTTGCTGCTGCCGCTGCCGCATCCGCGTCGGCTTTTGCTTTAGCACCCGCAATCGCTTTATTCAGGTCTAGCTGGAGAGCGTCTGTAGCAGCCAGCTGCTCCGGCGTTTTTCTCATTGCCATGTCTCCAACACCCAACCCTTCGGTGTCTTTTCCGCCCAACCCCCCAGTTCCAAACAGACTACTAAACAACTTATTAGCCTGAGTTGCCGTTAACGCGTTGTACACACCCTGCGAAGGCGTAGCCCCCGCCATTATTTTCCCAGTCGGAGTATAGGTTGTATCGGTAAAATAGCGGCGCCCACCACTGCCCGGACGGCGGGGTTCGCCTGTAGGAGTTGTAGTAGCAAAGGCGTTAGGAGCAAGACTACGCGCTACGTTGTATTCCGGGATACCGCCCATGTACCCAACGGGCTGTTGACGACTGCCCGCACCAATAAACTCGCCGATTTTGCTGTCAGGCTTTAAAGACCCATACAGGGCCGCCAGTCCTGCAGCTGTCGCTCCTGCTTTAGCGGGGTCGCTGACCAAACCTGTAAGCCATTCTGGAAGTGGCATGTCGTCATCCTCTAAGCAGACGAATAAGTTCGTCTACGCTGCTATTTTTGTTTACGCTACCGCCGCCATAATACGGGGTGCCTTGAGTATTGTCATCTTCACCAGCTAGTAAACGCAGTACGTTGGCAAGGGACATGTCGCCAATATCAAACACGTCTTCAAGCGGCGTTACCCCGGCTTTCTCCGTCTTCATAGAGCGAATACCTTGCCCGTACAGTGGAGCAGCTGGAGTTCCCGGAGTTCCCGGAGTTCCCGGAGTTCCTGCTTTCACGGTGCCGGGCTGTGTGGTCTTTACCGTTGTGACCTCTCCCAGATCAACCGGGGTCAGGCTGCCAGTGACGATATCAACGGCGTCGGCTGCGCCAGTGACGATTGGTGAGTCGGCTGCGCCAGTGACGATTGGTGAGTCGGCTGCGCCAGTGACGATTGGTGAGTCGGCTGCGCCAGTGACGATTGGTGAGTCGGCTGCGCCAGTGACAATTGATGTGTCGCCCGTAGTAGCGCCCGTAGTAGCGCCCGTAGTAGCGCCCGTAGTAGCGCCCGTAGTAGCGCCCGTAGTAGCGCCCGTAGTAGCGCCCGTAGTAGCGCCCGTGCCACCGTTTCTAACTACGCCCGTGCCACCGTCCCCAACTACGCCCGTGCCACCGTCCCCGGTAAGGTCGACTCCTAGACGGGTTGCAGCTTCTGCCGCTTTGGCGTTAGCGTTGTTAAGAACCGTATCCAATTCTCCCCCGATAGCGGCAGCGGCAGCGGGGCTAGCCCCCGTTTGCTCAAGAATAATCTTAATGACCTCGTCTCTTATGCTGCCGGACTCTAGCCCACCCTGCCTGCCAAGCACTGAGTTAATGGCTTGGTCTAGAATCGAGATGCCGGTCGTTATTCCCACATTGGTGTTTGAACTAGGCAGGTTGCCAGCTTGTATAACAGGAGACCCGGATGGAGGGGGGCCAAACACGATAGTCGCTTTTCCGGTTCTGGGGTTGAGCACTATTTGCGCTTGATCGTAAAACGGCAAAAACTCTTTAATTTGAGCAAGCAGTGCGTCCGCAATAGATTTAGCTTTATTCGTAGCGGCTGTTGCCCCGCCAAGGATGTTATCCAAGATGCTTTCGTCGGTTGAAGCGGCAGGGGGTGTAGTTGTCGTAGTTGTCGTAGCTGGCGTAGGAGCAACTGGGGCTGGCTGCCCAAGATAGTTGTAGTATCGTTGTGTGGCGTCTTCGAGAGAAATTTGATTGGCGGATGCAATTTGTGCAATCACTGCGTCTTCTGACGCGTAAACGGGCTCACCTTCCGCGGTAGGTCCCCCAGCATCACCGGGCAGACGAAACGGGGCGCTGCCAACTCCAATTGGAAAACCAAACCCACCACTAGGTGCAGACGAGCGCTCCGCGGGAGTCATGTTTTGGAGGCTAACAAGCCCTCGTTCGTTTACCGCACCGCCATAAGTTGGGTCATACTGACTAAGCAGAGTGTCAATGTAGTCGCCTCGGTCAAAGTGGTAAACACCGTCACTTCGTTTTTTCATTCTTCACCTCAAGGAAGCACGGGTAGTATCGCAGGTAGCGCGGAAACAAAACTTACTGCTACGACAGCTGAAGCTATCCCCGGGTGTGGAGACGTTGCGGCAACAAAATCAAGCTGCAAAGCAGTGCTGTCTGCGGCTATCATTATCTGGATATACTGCTCTGCCTGCAAATCAATGTTAAAGCTCCAGTTAACCTCCAGCTCCTTACCAGAACCCGATATGCTGTACTCCCGCGCAGAATACCCAACGTTAGTGCCGTTTCTCCTGAGCCACACAAAAACAACCTTGTTACTACCCGACGTACTGCGCAGCTGCCCGGTGAACTGGAAGTTGTAGATACCCGAGTTAGCCACCGTGATCTCGGAGGTAGTAACGCCCTTTATGCTTATACCAGAATTGAGATAAGTCTGATTGAACCGCACCGGCTGCGCGGTGTTAATTACCGCAATTGCTTGATCCCCGGTATCGAAAAACAACCCGTTCGGGCTACTTATAAACACGCCGCCCGTATCGCCGGTGAGCAGGTTCAACGTGTTAGCTATCTGGTTAAAGAACAGACGCAGGATGTTGTTCAAGTCATCCAAGTACATGCGTATCGGGTTCTGCTGGGGAGCTACGGGCAGGGCAGGTGGCTGAACCTTCTTTATCTTGTTTGTGTTAGACATCAGCCCCTCCTGCCATCGGGGCGTATATCCAGTCTGGGTTTGCCGAGCTTCCACGTCACTCCAAGGCCAGTGGACTCGATCTTCACCGCTATCTGCCGACCACGTATGCGTACAAACACCTGCCCAGTAAACTCCTCAATCGGCACCGTAGTGATCCGCGTTATTGTACTGGTGCTGTTGCCACCAACGGAGAGCGGGTTGTAGTAGCCGGAGCCCGAGTTCTCCAAAGGCAGTATTGTCATCGTCGCTGACGGCGCGTCAGCGGTAGACCCCACAAAGGTCATGTCCGGCAGGATGCGGTTAATCAGCATAAACCTATCGCCGTCGTCGATATCAAACTCGCCGGAGGTAATCGTCGCCGTGATTGGGTTCGCTGTACCCAGCTCGTTGCAGTCAACGCCAAACTCTTGGAAAACTAGGTTGTTGCTGTAGGTAGCCGCTATGGGGTTATCGCGCAGGTCAGCGTCTATCCATGCCGAGCGGCTCAGTGTGCCGTAGTACCAGATGTTGTCGATGTAGTTGTACACCACGTACCGGTTGTTTTGCGTAGCTCCTGCCGACGGGTAGAACCACCACACCTCGTCAAACTGCTCGTTGGTGCCACACACCACCTGATTGAACTGTTCTTTGTTGATGTCGTTGAACACGTAGCTACGCACTGTGCAGGGGAGCGTCTTAACCGTACCGTCGTAATAGTAAAACTTGTCTATGCCCATCCAGTACGCAACATTGTTTGCGTAGCTCGTAGCATTCGGGCTTACCACGGTTATGTTAGCGCCAAGCAGCTGTGCACCCCACACTTCCGGAGCACCCAGATACTGGAGGCCGTACACGGCTGAGTCGGTCCACACTAGCACTTCTTGACGGGCTTGGCGTACAGCAACTATCTCGGTGCCTTGGGACAGACGTAGGCTACCTGCTTGATTAAGCGCCGTCGGTGTCCAGTTAGCTACGTCCTCTTGGTCGGACCAACGGATTAGCATGGGGTCCAGAGGGCTACTGCCCAGCTCGTTAGCACCGAAACAAAACGCAAACCGGAAGATGTCAGATACAAACGCAATGTTGGCTATCACCGGCACATCGGACGCTCCGCCCAATGACGATACATACACCGCTCTCGTGTTTACCCCAGTCGAAGCATCCCAGTAAAACGGAGCGCCACCACGGTACGTAAAGAACAAGTCCTCACCAAAGTTAGACTGACTCCATATCCGCATCGGGGCTAGCGTTACCCCACCAAAGCCCCACGTACCAAAGCCCCAGCGTCCTGCACTCCACCCGCTGAACGGAACTTCAATCGCGTTGCCTATGGGTATCTGGTAAGCCCCAACGACGGACGCTCCACCGTCTCCGGAGTCCGAAGAATTTGCCGTGGCTGTAGCTACAAATGTGTAGTTGTCGTCGTCGATGATGGAGGCAATGACGTACTCTCGGTTTAGCACCGTAGCCGTAATGTTACCGCCCAGACTTACCGCACCCGAGAACGTAACAAAGTCGCCCTGCTGTGCGCCGTGATCTACATCGGTAGCCGTGATAACAGCGGAACCGTTAACCGCCGCAAACTCTACATCCCCCGCAGCTGTGGTTAAGCGGATAGGGGTAACGTCAAAGTACTGCCCACCACGCTCGATGTAGTACTTAAGGTTAGTGCCGACAGCCAGCAGGTTCTGCCCGGAGAGCGTAGCCCAGTTAGTTAATGATCTAGCGACACCCAAATACGTACTCGCGGATATGCGCTGCCACCCACCTATTTTCTCGGGCAGGCCGAAACGGAAACGAACTTTATCCGTTTCGTACCATGTACCCTCCGCAGCGTACCGCGTACTTTCTCGGTTAACGCCCGGTTTTAAGGTGAGTGACTTAAGCATTATCTACCGCGTGGTGCAGCTTTGCCGCCCGCAGCACCGCCCTTTGTGGTTCTACCACCAGCTGCGTAGCCTTTCTTCATCATGCCACCAGCTGCCATCTTGCCTTTGCCGTCTGCAGCAAACGCAGGAACTTTCTTGCCGTCTTTAGTAGTCATGGGCATTCCGCCCGCTTTCATCATTTTAGCTTTCATCGTCGGTCTCCTTGTAGAGATTGTTGAAGGTTACATCAGGGTCCAAATACGAATCGTCTTGCTCTGCACAGTGTATCCACTGGCTGGGTTTAAAGTCCGGTGCGCCTTCACCTGTTACCCAGTAAGCTGGGCTAGTGACACGGACTCTGTTGTTCGGCAATGCTACGATGTTACCCGTCCATTTGCCAGCATCGGTTAAGATCAGCACATGCGTTTGCTTGTGTTGCGCAGGGTCTTCAGAGACCTCGCTCTCGGCGTAGTCCACCGTAAACAGGTAGCGGCCCTTGAAGAACTCGTTGTTGATCTTGCACATCCACTGGGACGGTTTAGCCCGGTCGATGGAGATGATGCTGTGGTGGTAGGAGCTGCAATCCCACGGCTGCACAAAGTGCGTTTCCATGCGCTCGGGCCACTCTTCCAGCGGTATGTCACCAACCAGCGCAGTAATCGGCATTCTTGCCCACATCGCGCCGCCATGCACGTTGGGCTGGCTACCGTCGTCGGCCTCGCACCCTGTGAAGATCAGCTGAAACGACAGGCACCTGTCAGGCATCGTGGTAACCGCAACAGCCAGCGCATGGACGTACTCGCCGTGGTAGTTCTGGTGGCCGTTGGTAAACTCTTTGCGGACCCAACACTTGAAGTATGGGATGTTGCTTATAAGATACATTTAGCCCCCGGCCAAGAACATCGCTCGTTCAGCTTCCCTGCGCCGCTCCAGCCCTCTGAGAACAACGCCGTTTGACTTACGCCACTTCAGGAACT